CAACCATTTGGGCTAGTCAGTTCTCTAATAGTTGCCATAATTAGGTTTTTTGTTATGATCTAAACAATCCCATTTAGCATTTTCAATGTTTAACATTGCTTGATTACAACATTTAGGATGAATAAAAATATCTTCTACTGGTAAATATGTATAACCTATACCAGCATAATTACCTCTAATGTTGCCATTATATGAGGTGCGTTTACAGGTTTGACCTTTAAAGTTTGCATACCAAGTTTCAGGGTCTGATCCTTCAATAGTTTCAGTTTCATCAATTCCTGCAATGACCTCTGTGACTTTGTTATTTTCGTCTAAAAATGCGTAATGTGCCATTATGCCCAACTCACATTTCCTGTGCCTAAAGTAATAGTTGTAACTTTGTATAAACCATCTGTTGCAGTTGAACCTGTTAAACCAGCACCAATAGTTATTGTGCCATCAGCAGTTAAATATCTAAGAATTACTACGCCCGATCCGCCATTTTCTAAATCACCTTTACCGCCGCCGCCGCGATTTGCAGTTGATCCCCCGCCTAGGCCATTTGTTCCACCTTGACTTCCGCCGCCACCTGCATAAGTTATTGAAGTTCCAGTAATTGAATTCGCTCTACCTGCGCCGCCGTTTAATCCAACAGTCCCAGCCGAGGCTCCTGCTCCACCACCCGCTCCACCAACGCCATTGACCGATCCAGTATTTCCATAACCAGTTGCTCCACCTGAATTACCTTGCGTTGCCGATGATTGACTTCCACCTTGTTTACCACCTGATGATCCACCTGATGTAGTATTGCTGTTATTTTGATTTTCTCCACCATTACCACCGCCACCGCCAAGTGCAGTTGATGTGTCAAAAACAGAATTAGTACCAGAGGAAGCAGTGTTATTTGCTGATGAAGTATCAGGAGATTTAGCGCCGCCGCCACCAATACTTACTGAATAACTTGTTCCTTTTGTTACGCTTCTAGCGGTCTGTTCTAATAGTCCACCTGCGCCCCCACCCGATCCATAATAATATGCTCCGCCGCCGCCACCTGCAATAACTAATAAATCAACATCAAGTGTTGTTGGTGCTGGTGGCGCAGATGGTTGCGTTAAAATTCCTAAAATATTCATTTATTATTCGGCCACTCTGCCAACCACATACCATGAATCTGTACTTACTTTAATACAAGATACAGCACCAAAAGTTTTTGTAATTGTAGGATTAGTTGATACTGTACCGGTTGAAGCCAATGTAACACCTGAACCTTGAATAATAGATACCGTGCCACCTGAACCAATTTTTATTACATTAATAACTGACCCGGTAGTGATAGCAACTGAATCAAATGGTGGAATTGTGATAGTTGTAGTGCCTGTGTTTGAATAAGTAATAAGTTTGTTATCTGCATCAGCAAGAACTAATGTGTCTGATGTTGCGGTCACTGCCCGAACCGATAGATTGGCTATGCTGTTCATTTGAGCCGCCGTTAATACCTGACCAACCGAAAAAGTTGCCATTTACATATACTCCTTAATAGGCCAAAGAATCTTCATCAAGCCGGCCATCCACATCCGATGATAGCAAAAATCCTACGGCAAAAGGTTGGGCGCAAGTGAAAGTAACTTGAAATGTTTTTGGTGTTATCTGATAAGTCAAACCGGCTATGACGGAATCTGTAACCACATTACCCGCCGGCAAGGTTTGGGTTACTTGGATAGGGCTGAAAATGTCTAAATTTAAAGCGGCAATAACCCGATTTGGATCATCCTCACCAAAAGCATCTATTGTTAAAGAGTTTAATTGAATGTTAACGCCTTGTTCTTTTCGTGAAGCAATAATCATTTGAGCCTGATTCAAAGCATCTGCATCAGTTTGCATAATGCCACCTCTAACACGGCTGTGTTGAAAGTAATCATCAATGCTGGCTGTATCGCTGGCAGTTTGGGCAATACCGCCCGTTCTTGTTACGGTGACTTTGTTAATCATTTGATAATCAGAAATATCAAATTGCACAGCCTGGTAAGTTACATCACCTGATCCTGGCACATCACTGAACAAAGTCAATGAGCCGCCTTCTGCAACTATGATGTCATTGCGGGATAAAAATTTTGCATACCCGCGCTCATCCATATAGAACGCGCCCAGGTCTGTACTCTCTACAACCTGACAGGCGGCCAATAATGATCTTGATGATCCATCATCTGCCTGCACTGTGGTGGTTGCGGTAGTTGATATGTCACGCATACCGCCTGGCCATTCTCCAGCATCTAACAAACTTGTAATTCTTTGTGCAGTGGTTTGTCCAGCCATGCCACCGCTAACTGATGTAATAGTTGTAAGGTTTAATAACTGAAATCCATCTACACAACCTAAAGTTACATACGCTGGATCAAACCCGGTAGGGCTTTGGTAATTCCATTCTTGTATATAAAAAGAACCTAAGTTATATGTAACGCCTAAATATTCTGCCGTAAAGCGAATCTTACGCATTGGTTTAATTTTGCCGTATAAACTTGATCCGGTGTTGGCTGGGTTAAACTGACCTGTTTCATCAACAAAAATTATACGCGCCGTGCCGCCGGTAAAAGAATCTGATGATCTATTGAAGGCACGCCTGATATAACACTGCGTAACATAATTTGTTATATCTACTGTATCTGCGGCGGCAGTACCCAACACTGCAATATCTAATGGGGTAGCCGGATCATCAAGCACTAAAGCGGGGTCAAAGGAAGCACCGCCGGAGAAGTCAATCTCCGCCCTAAATTTAGCGGCTGGCATTATCTACCTAAATTTGTTAATTGAGTTACCGCGCCTGCTCTGTTTAAATTGTACAAAGCATCCTGAATTACAGATTGCAATTCACCTTCTGATATAACTGATCCAGCCACATTAACATTGACGGTGGTGCCAAATGAACCCATTCTATCTAATGGAATAACGGCCTCTGCACCGGCTTCACCAATCAATGCATTTGTTGGTCTTGTAACAATTCCACCCTCTGCTAATGGCACGCGGCGTAGGCCAGTAAGTGGATCAAACATACCAGGATTAGCAGCCATATAAGCATCGGCCTGGGCTTGTAATCTGACAGATGAAGCCGCCAAACCTGACGCCGCGCCTTTTTCAATGCCCCTTGAAACAAATTCTTTTTCTAGGCTTTTTTTAATTACATCATATTTATCAGTGCTGGTTGCTGCAACGCTAGGTGTGCCAACATTTACTTGACTTGCTAATCCAATCATCTTACGCAATTCATCATTAGCGGTCATTAATTTGCTTATGTAAAGAACTACCTCAGTAGTTGTGATACCCCATGTTTTAGCCAATGTCGCAATTTCAGCATCTGAGATTTTACCGTCATCAATAACTTTTAATATATCCGCATATCGTTGGGCTTCATTCACTGCCGCAGTTGTACCATCTGTTAATTTTTGCAATATCTTTACACGCAATTCATCTTCCGCAGTTAATTTACGGGATAAAGATACTTGCAAATTAATCTTCTCCAAATCAAACATTGCGGAAAGTTCAGCCTTCTTTTTATCTAAGGCTTCCTGAGCGCGTTTTTCTTTTGTCGTTGCTTTTTCTCTAGCCAAAATATCTTTTTGTATTTTTGCCAAAATTTGTTCTCTAGTTAATTCTTGTTTACCATATTTTAATTGCAATTCAAGGGCATCAATGCCAAACTGAGATAAACCTAAATAACCCTTTTCTTGCAAGTATTGTTTTTGTCTTACCTTAAAACCTTCTTCACCTAATTCTTTAAAACTTGTAATTAAGGCTTTAAATACGCCTTCTTCACTTAATACTTTACCAAAACCTATAAAGGTGTCACTTACTTTGCTGGCAATTGATTCCAACGCTATACCAAACTTTTTTAGATCGCCTTCTCCGGTTACAATGTATGAAGATGCAATTAAAAAACCATTGCCTAACGTTTCAGTTGCCTCGCCCGCACTGATTTTAAAAGCGTCTAATTGGCCTGCAAAAGTTTTGGTTTGTGCTTCGGCTGATCCAGCATATTTATCCAAATTTTGCATTAACTTAATAAAGCCCATTGATTTGGCTTCAGTAGTTGTAAAACCAATACCTAATTTAGCAATTGAATCGTAACTACCTATTGCGGCCTTATTTATTGCATTTAAAACAGTATCTAAATCCGCGCCTGTTCCCGCTGAAATGTCTAAGGCTTTACTTAACAAATATTGAGATGATTCTAAACTTGAAGTTTGCGAAATTAATTTTTGTAATGCAGGCACTAATTGATCTTCAGTAATATTAGTTGCTCGTTGTAAATCTGCTACAAAGTTTTTTACGTCAGGTAAAGCAAATTCCTGGCCTATGCTTTTTAATGTAAGTTGTAATTGTTTATCTAATTTTTCTTGGGCTAACGCGGCCTGAATGGATTGTTTAGTAAATATAGCCAAACCAGCAACGGCGGCTATTCCGCCGGCTTTAGCAAAACTTTTTAGTCTAAATGAGCCTGTCGCAACTACTTTATCAAAGCCTTTTAACTCTTTAGTTGCACGCTCTAAACCCTTTTTGTCAAACTTTGTTAAGAAGTTAATTGCAACATATTGACTTAATGCCATGATTAACCCCTAAATTCTTTGCCTAGATATTTTTTTAACACTCCGTATAGATTATCATTGACTTGCCCACCTAATTGTTGTGATGCGCGGTAAATCAATCTTTTTTCTTTGTATGCGCTTGAATTAACCGTACCATTAAGTTTGTTGATAAAGGATTCACTAGCATTAGGGTTTCGGCTTACGCGCCTTGTTCGGCTTCTTGATTGTGATGAACCAAAGCCTGCCAATTCGTAAATTATACCCGGTACTGATTTGTTTATCACGGCTAAAGCAGTTACTGAAAATGTTGCGCCTTTTACTCTTTGTACCTTTGTTTTAGCACTACTTAATTTAATTCCGGCAACAACTTCGGATTGTGACCATTTCCAACGGCTTCTTTTATTTTCGCCAATTGTTCTACCCCTGTGTACTTTGTCATTAGCCCAGCCCCATGCCGGTGGATATGAAGGCTCTACATCTCGCCATCCTGGAAATGGCGAGTGCGGTACAAAACTTTGGGCTAATTTTGCAACTGGTCTTACCGATTTATTCAATTCTCTTTTAAACTCTTTTTGTAAATCGGCATCCATTTTTTTCATTTTGTCCATTAAGTTATCTAAGTTTTCAACATAGATTGCTTTTAATGATCTATCCGGCACTAACATTATTTACGCCTAACTGTTGCCTTCTTGTTGTTGTAATATTTTTCTTGCAAGATGGCTTTGATGGCTAAGTAAATCGCTGGATCAACCTCTAATAAATCTTTAGGGCTGATACCGGTTGCAACCGCCACAGATGCGATTTCGTAGATTTGGCCGTGACGGTCTATCCATTTTTTGAATCATACAATAAATCAATATCGGAATATTGATTGATGTATTCATCACCAAAGGCTAAGTCTGTTTTTCCGGCATCTTTTTCTAAACGCCAGGCAAACCACCACAAATCCGATTCCATTTGTAGTTCGCCTAATCTCTTACGCCACCCGGTTTTAAATTCGGATTCAAAAGCCACCTTTGCCGATGGCGTAAGATCATAGGTTATTTTTTTACCATCTTTTTTAACAATCTCAATCTTGTGCATTGTCCCACCTTTCCTTTGTTACGCGCTTGTTGATTTTGTTAATGCAGTTACAGGAAGCGACACGGAAACGCTTGCTACTGCATCAACAGCACCATTTACAGGTGTCCATGATGAAATCAAGCATGACATTGTGTAACTTGGATTGGTAGCAGTTACCGTACCTGATACTGGTATTAATTTGATGTTAAGTTTTGAACCTAGTGCATCTTCAAACAGTGCGTTCACTGATGCTGATGCGAAATCGTTGTACAGTTCAAGATTTAATGTCGGGCGTTCAATCCCGCCTATCATGTTTTGTACATTGTCATTCATTGCTGTGATCTCTACTTGATCAATTTCACGTGCAAGGCTTACAGTGCTGACATGATCAGTAATAGTAGTTGTACCTACAATCACGGCAACTTTGTTACCCATAAATATGGCCATAGTTTTTCCTCTCTTACTAACCTATCAATTCAACCGAATATTGATAACTTAGGTAGTCAATATTAGCGGAAGTAATTGTTCCAGGGCTTGCAGACACAACCCTGAGCGTTTGTACAGCACCGCTTAATGTTTTATCAGCCTCAATTGCGGTTTTAATTGAAGTTGAACCGGATGAAGCAAGTAGTCCATCCAATCTTTCTTGTCCATTTCTTTCACTCATTCTGCCTACTACAACAATAACTTGGCAGGTTGCAGAATCAAATCCTCTATTTAATGTAAAGTCATAATTCATAGTTAATTGGCCAACAATTGCAAAAGCATTGTTTGTTGGGATATTTGTAGAATCCGGCACGTAATCAAAAACACGCAAACCGGTTATTGCTTGCAATGCGGTTTTTAAATTATCTCTGACGGTGCTTGGGGTCATGCAATAACTTCTTTTTTGTATGCCCTAACCATTGCCGTGACATCTCTACCAATTGGTGACATTCTGACAACGCCTAAATCACCTAATCCTAATATTCCACCAGGCGCATCTTTGCGCTTGTATAGATCGGCTGTAAGAATTAAACAAGCCATATTTATATCATCCGGCACTGACGGCCAGCCCCATCTTGCAGTTACTTGAACGCCTGGGCGCAAACCATTTTGGGTTAGCCCTGGGAATATTGGCCAGGTTTCGGTATTAGATACCATAGTTAATTGAGTAAAAGGCCGGCCTAAGGATGCTGCGGTTAATGGGTCTAAAATGTAATCTTGGTTTAAAGTTAAAGTTTTTGTATAAGTACCATTGCCATTTATATCTAAGGCAACAGACAAATTAGATGTAGTACCAATATCATCTACATAAACAAAAATATCTGAGTACGCACGGTAAAGCCGTGCGGATGCGGTGGCATCTAAATAAAATCTACGGTTAGCCATCCGGTCAATTGACCTTGATGCCGATTCAATTAAATCTTCTAACAGATCATTGTCAGTATTATCTGATATAGACATGTAATTTTTAATTTGAGTTAATGTTGCATATCCATTTGTTATAGCCATGATCGGTATCCAAATCCTGTACTGCCCTGGGACATTAGACAAACTCCATTCATTAAATACCGATCATAGTTAGAATCCAGGCCACTGGAAGGGTAGCGGCCTGGAAACTCATTAGTTTAGAAACTTGGTGTTGCTAAACCTGTACCGTTAATTTGTGCGATTGCTTTTGGAT